CAGGTCGAGACTTCAAAGCATTCACCCCGCCAAGTTCCGGTGATTTTGTTAGCACCCATCGTGAGTACGCTCACGCCGTAGCAGCAGCCTACGAGATTACTTACGAATCAATGACGGGTGATTTATCAAACGTCAATTATTCGAGCTTTAGGGGCGGATGGCTTGAGTTTAGTAGGCGAATTGCTTACTTGCGAGGGAAGGTTTCTATCCCCGGAATGCTGGCGCCGGTGTGTGAGTGGCACGACGAATTAGCCCGGATGGTTGGCCTGCTGAAAGGGCCAATGAGCTGGACCCATACCCCGCCGCGTCGGGAGATGATCGATCCAACCAAGGAAATTCCAGCGCTGATTTTGGCGGTGAGGGCTGGGTTTATGAGCTTGTCAGAAGTACAGCTGTCATTTGGTTATGTACCAGAGGAAGTAATTCAAGAGCTGAGCAGAGATATGCAAAGAGCCAGGGACGCCAGCTTGATCCTGAGTACAGATGCCGCGCTGGTTTCCAATGCTGGCGTAACCCAGGCTCGCCCAGCAGGATCTGCATTCACCAACTCCGCGCCTGACCCTGGCGCAGAAGAAAGCAGCAGCGACCCGCCGGACTGATGGCGCTGACCGCTTAAACTACCCCCAGCATCTGAGCATCAATGGCCCCAGGAGTAACCGTTAAAGCCGCCGCCACTGCCCCAGTGTTGCGGCTCTATGGAGAAGTCGGGGTTGATGTGTTGGTTGACGACGTGGCGCGAGCGCTGGACGCTGCAGGGGGGCGTGATGTTGAGATTCACCTGTTTTCGCCTGGCGGTGTGGCGGTCGAAGGGATGGCAATCCATGACGTGTTGGCGGCGTACAAAGGCAAGAAAACCTATGTGATAGATGGCTTGGCAGCATCTGCAGGCTCGATTATCCCGATGGCCATCAACAAGGCCAGTGGCGATCGTCGGTTGATGCCAGACAACGCCCTGATGATGATCCACAACTGCTGGGGCGGATCGGTTGGAGACGCCGACTCGATGGATGCCGCAGCGGCCATGCTGCGCGTTCACTCCGAGGTTTATTCCACCACCTATGCCAAGGCATCAGGCCAATCGGTCGAACAGATTTTGGAATGGATGGGCGCTGCCCAGGGGGGTGGTACCTGGTTCACCGCCGAAGCGGCCCTGGCGGCCGGTCTGATCGATGCAGTGATCGACCCGGTAGACGTGCGTGCCAGCGTCCCGGCTCTGCCTGCGGGGCGATTCCCTAACCCTCCAGGGTGGGTGTCTAAGGCCCTGGCGTCAATGGTTAGAATAGAATCAGGAGATCACCCTGAACACTCCCGAGCTGAACACATGCCCACGCAAGATCAGGCCGGGAGCGCACCGGCCGCCGTCACCGAAGCGCCTCCCGTGGTCGCTTCTGCCGAAGCTGCCCCTGCTGCCCCTGCAGTAGTGCAGGCCGCCGTAAGCCCCGTTGCCTCGACCGCTGTTGCGGATTCCGTGGCCCTTGCCAATGCACAGCGCGAAATTGAAATTCGCCGTTGCGCGGCCGAGGCCAATATCGCTCCTATCGCGGTGCAAGCCATGGTTGACAGCGGCAAGTCGTTTGCTGATGTTGCCCTGGAAATCGTGAAGGCTCACGCCGGCCCGCTTGAAACCGTCGCCAGCAAGGCGGGCCACCCTGCCCGCATCCAGGTCACCCGCGACGCGGGAGACACTGTGATGGCCGGCATTGGGGACATGCTGTATGCCCGGATCAATCCCCTGGCCCAGATCTCTGACGTTGGCCAAGAGTATCGAGGTTATTCCTTGATGGAATGCGTAAGGGCTTATGCCAGCTCGCGGGGCATAAGCACTGTTGGTAGGTCTAAAAATGAGCTAGTGGCCATGGCCATGCACAGCACTAGCGATTTTCCATTGCTGTTTTCTAATCTAGCAGGGAAATCTTTAACTCAATTCTACGAAGAAGAGCCTCATACCTGGAAGGGGCTTGCACGCCAACGAAATTTACCAGATTTCAAAAGAGCAAGCGATTTAACTATTGCCGCCGATCTTACGCCAGAGCTTACGCCTGAAGGCGGCGAATATAAAACAGGCACTCTGAAGGAAGCAGAAGCTACCTGGAGGCTGTTTACATATACCAAAAAAATTGTAATTTCTCGGCAAGCAATTATCAATGATGATCTGTCTGCCTTGGAGCGAACTCCTGAATTTTTAGGCCGTGGGTTCCGTCGCTTGGAATCCAATCTTATATGGGCAATGATCACTGGCGATGCCACTGTATCGGTAGACGGTCTTGCGTTGTTTAATGCAGCTCACAACAACACCGGCACAGGCGCCATTGGTATTGCCGGTGTAAACGCAGCCCGAAAGGCAATGCGAAAGCAAAAAGATATTAGCAACGTTGCGGTTAATTTGACCCCTGAGTTTATGATTGTTCCATCAGATCTAGAAGCAACTGCCGAGCAATTTCTTTATCCTGATGGTTACGCTCCTGCTGCGTTGACTGGAAACTCTGGGCCCAATCCCTACGCAAGGAAGATGCAATTAATAGTTGAGCCACGTCTTGATGGTTCTGCAACGCAATGGTATGCAGCCGCTGGCCCAACTAGAACGCCTGGCATGGTGTGGGGTTACCTGGCAGACGAGCCTGGTCCTACCATTACATCAGAGCCCGAAAGGGATCCTGATGGCCTGAAGCTGCTGGCTCGTTCTGATTTTGGTTGCGCCATTGAGGATTTCCGTTTTATTTATCGCAGCTCTGGCGCATGATTTTAACCATTGCGCATTTAGCTTCAGTTTTTAACTTTCCCCAATTCCACTAAAAACAATGCACGGACCTATTCAAGAAGGAAAAATCCTATCCATTGCCGCTCCTTACGTTGTCGCCTCTGGTGGCGGCGCGTTGGTTGGCGCTTTGTTTGGTGTTGCCGTAACCGCTCTAGCCAATGCAGAGGTTGGCAGTTTCATGCTTGAAGGAGTTCACGAACTTCCTAAGGCCACTGGCGCCACCGCCAGTCTTTACGCCAAGGCGTACTGGAATGACACCAACAAGAACGTGACAGCCAGCGCCAGCGGCAACACCCTTATCGGTGTGTTTGTGCCAATTGGATCTCAGTCTGCCGCTTACGCTTCTGGCGCTACGCTGGCTCACGTCCGCCTCAACGGCGCCTTCTGATGAGCTGGGCCCGCCTATCGGCTCATGCAGATCGGGCGGCCCTGGATTTCATGGGCGGCGTCAGCGTAATTGCTGGCGCCGTTACTGGCCGTGGTTTTTTGGAGGAAAACAAAGAGCTGGTTTTTGATGATGGAGTGGAAATTATCCCATGGCTGTTAAAGATTAAAACCGCAGAATTTGGCCATCTTGATTACAACCATTTGCTTGTAGTTGATGGCATTGCATTTAAGGCAACAAGGACGCCAGAGCCACTGCCCGGTAGCGAGCCCAGGGCGCTGAGCTGGAGCATGGTGCGGCTAGCCAGGGTTGACGCCCCAGAGGAGACGGTGGTGATCCTGGATGGCGATCCCGGCGACGATCCAACCACCGAACCCACCGAGCTGCCGGTTCTAATCCTGGATGGGAGCGGCTTGTGACTACATACAACAGACAAAAGACTTTAGTTGTAACAAGGCATTCAACAGAAGCCGAGGCAATTCAACAGAATTTTAAACTACTCAAGGGCGAAGTATGGCGAGAAACTGATAGCACGGGATACCCTACTGGCAGAAGCAAGACCGGGGTCGATGGCCAGGAGGTCAATAACGTCATTGTTGGGACGGCGTTTGTTGATCTGCCATTTGACCCCACCGGCCCAGGGGGGACCAGCGCCCCAACCAACCTGACCGTCATTGACCGCACGGCAGAGGGGCTGACAATTGCGTCCTCCACCGGGGCCGACGCACCGGTGCCCCTGGCAACCGAAACCCTGGCCGGCCTGCTGGCGCCAGGCACCAGGGCCAAGGCCGAGTCAGCGGTGCAGTCCGTGGCCCTGACCCCCCCCAGCGGCTGGAGCACCAGCAGCACCAACACTGCCGGCAGCGTCACCATCACGCTGGGCCTGCCTTCAGGGTTCAGCCTGCCGAGTAACACCAGCCAGACCAACTGGGATACGGCCTACTCGATGCGCGGGCAGTGGTCCGGCGGCGCCACCGGGCTCAATGCTTCCACTGGGCGTGCAAGCCTGGAGCTAGGCTCAGCGGCGCTGGCGTCGGCGGGGGACTTTGCCACCTCTGCCCAAGGTGCCCTGGCCGCAACAGCGGTGCAACCTCCAGGGCTGGCCTCAACGCTGGCCGCCTACCTGACCACAGTCAGCGCAGCCAACAGCTATCAGCCTCTCTCCGCAAACCTGACGGCTCTGGCGGCAAACAACGCGGCCTTCTACCTGGCCCGAAGCAACCACAGCGGCACACAGCCCCTGAGCACCATCAGCGGCCTGGGCACCGGGATAGCCAGCGCCTTGGCGACGAATGCCGGTGCCGCGGGGGCCCCCGTGCTGTTTGACGGGGCAGGGGGCACTCCCTCCAGCCTGGGCCTGTTGAACGCCACTGGGCTTCCCCTGGCGACCGGGGTGTCTGGGCTGTTGTCGATCGCCAATGGCGGCACGGGAACGGCCACCCCTGGGCTGGTGGCAGGCACGCATGTGACCATTACCGGCACTTGGCCCAACCAAACAATCAGCGTCACGGGCAACCATGGCGGGCATGGCGGCACTGTTACCAGTGTTGGGCTGAGCCTGCCGGCCCTGTTCAGTGTTACCGGGTCGCCTGTGACCACGTCGGGCACCCTGACCGCCACGCTG